CGTGCAGACCTGGAGCCCGGCGATGGAACCGCGCTTCAGGGTGTAGGGCGCCTGGTAGTTGACGCACGCCACGCCGGTGCCGTTGAGCTGGGTGACCTGCTTGGCGTCCTCGTACTCCAGGCCGACCTCAACCTTCACCAGGGCGTCGCTGACGTAGCTGTTCTGGGCGCCCACGATGGGCAGCCCAGCCGCGTCGAGCTTCGTAGCGCGAAGGCCAAGCGCGAACAGCGTGCCCGCACCGTCATAAGCCATGATCGTTTCTCCTCACGGTTCCGGGAACTGGATCGCGTAGTGGCAGCAGGGATCGAACGCCACGCCGAACATGCGGTCCGCCCACAAGGTCCGGAGATTGGTACGGCGGTCGACCGTGACCGCGTCGTCATCCGGGGTGGGTACCACCGGGGACAGCCGCGCGAGCACGGGCCCGGTCGCATACGCCCAGTTCCCCGCTCGGGGTGCGGGCGCGACGCCGGGAGTAGTGGTGGCCACCGTGACGCCAGGCGTGACGCCGCCCGTCAGTGAGCTGGTGGCCGTCATCTGGGGCACGTTGCCCAGCGTGGACGGGAAGGTCACCGTGTACGGGCCGGTTCCGGTGACGGTGACGCCGCCCAGGCCGGACAGCGCGCGCAGGGCCGCCTGGACCACCGAAGCGGCCGCGTTGAAGGCGATAGCGGCCGTGGTTCCCGCTCCCGCAATCGGCACGGTCAGGGTGAAGGTTCCGCCCGTCGGAGCGCCGCCGATGGTGACCGTCTGGACTTCGGCGGTGCCGCCGTCGAGCGGGCCCAGCCCGGAGTAGCCGGCGTCGGCCACCACGATCGCATCGGTGAAGGTGCGGATCTCGTTGCCCGCGCGGAGCAGCTGGGCGGCCACCTGGGTTGCGTACCGGATCGGCACGTGCAGGATGACCTGCTGCCCCTTGGTCTGCTCGCGTGCCGACTGCTCCAGGTAGCCCAGGGCGTCGAGCGCGGACGTGGCACCGGTGAGTACCGTGGCGTTGCCGTCGGAGAGGTACGGGTTCATGGTGCTGCCGTCGAGCGCCGGGGTCGGGAACGGATCGGCCACCGTACCGGCGCCGGTCCACAGCTCGCGGGCCACGGCGTACGAGGCGACCGCCTGGGCCTGCCGGAGCAGCCGCGCCAGGTGCTGATCCCGTCCGAGCTGGCCGGTGGAGCACACGTCCTTCAGCCGGTACGCCGACGGCTGCACGTAGACCGGAGCGCTCAGCGTGCCGTCTGTGTCGCCCGGGTCCGCGCAGGCCGCGAACACCTGGAGCTGAGGGCACGTCTCGCCGGCGAAGGCGAACCCGTTGGCCCACCGGTCGTCGGGGCTCGCGGGCGGGACCGCGGTCGCGAGCAGGTTCGCGGAGGTTTGCGCCGCAGCGTGAGGCGCGTCTACCGGCTGGTAGTACACGTGGCGCTCCTTTCAGCGGATGGCCGGGCCAGGATGAACCGGAGGGCCCCCGTCGGGGTGGGGAGCCCTCCGGCGGTCATCAGCTGGCAGCGTCCGTCCAGCCGCCGGCGGGAACGGCCTTGGTGCCGGCCGCGGACCCGTCCGGTCGGAGCGGCAGCACGATTCGCAGCGACTCCTTGCCCTCGAAGGCCACGCCCTCGAAGGTCTCGATGAACGTCTGATAGCGGTTCCGCTTGTTCAGCTCGGAATCCCGGACCAGACCCAGGTCCAGCGTGCCGCCGTCGAGGAACAGCCAGTCGCCCTCGACGAACAGCAAGCTGTCGACGTTGGCGGGGTAGGCCGGGACCACGGCGCCCGCAGTGCTGTCGGCGTACCACTGCTGGGCGATCGAGACGCCGTTCACGGTGGCGGCGTTCAGGCCGTCCAGGTGCCAGGTGACGTTCACGTTCCGGGTGGAGAACCAGGCCTCGATCTGGGCCTGAGCGATGGCGAACAGCTCCGCCGGCGAGCCCATCGTCATGCGGCGCGCGAGGTCGGTGCGGAGCAGGTTAACGACCCACTGGGGCATGATCGTCCGCAGGGCCACCGAGTCGTTGAGACGGTGCCGCGAGCGGTAGTAGGCGATCACCCGGTCGTAGGTGGTGAGCAGGTCGGCCACCGCGGAGATGACACCGCCGAGGCCCTTGAGCACCTTCGAGCCCGCGTTCAGCTGGGTGAGCAGCTGGTTCTCCGCGAAGCGGGACCACGCGATCTGTGCAGCCTGGGTGGTCGCGCTGACCCACTCGGTGTCGAACCGCGCGGTCATGTTCGGGAACTCCAGGCACATGTACGTGGAGTAGATCGACGCTTCGAGCACGCCGGGGCAGTCCACCACATAGCACGACTTGTACACGTTGGTGTCCGGGTCGGCCGGCGGAATCACGATCGCCTGGTCGTTCGCCTGGGTCCAGATGCCCAGCCCGGTCGACATGCTCAGCGCGTCGAAAGGCGCTCGATACTGGATGACGCCGCGATCGGTGCGGAACGCGTTCAGCGCGCCCTTCACCGGGCGGTCGGTGACACCCAACACGCGGATGTCGTACTTGACCTCCGGCGGCAGGCAGAGCCCACCGGCGGCCACGATGGCTTCCGGGTCGGTGGCCGCCGCGATGCGCTTGGTGTTCAGCGACGGGTCGGACCCGAGGACGCGCTCCGCCGGGTAGGCGAACTCGACGCGGGCAACTTCCTGGCGTCCGCTGCCGCCAGCCGCGTTGATCTTGGTGGCGAAGGCCTCCAGGAAGGTCTCGTCCGTCAGCGGGGTGCCCGCTTCCATGCCCGGCACGCCGCCGCGAACCACCGTCTTGGTGTTCACGAACTGGGCCGCCGCCGCGGTCGCCTCGGGGGACTTGTCGCCGTTCAGCTTGCCCAGACCGGCCGACGCGGTGCGCGACTTCGCCGGGGCCTTCTTGGTGGCGGGCTTCGCGTCGTCGTCGGCGGGCTCGCCTTCCTTGGCCAGGTCGTCGGCGGTCGGCACGGCGCCCTCGTTCTCCGGGGCGTCCGGGCCCGGCACGTTGTCGCGGGACGGGTCGTGCACACCGTCCAGCTCCGCGAGCGCGGCCTGCTGATCCGCGGCCAGCTGGCGATTCGCCACGATCTGGGCGGACAGCGCCTTGGCGTTGTCGCGAGCCGCGGTCAGTGCGGCCACGTTCTCCGCGCTGGGAGCGTTGGTGGCCAGCTCCACGCCGTTCGAACGGACAGCCTCCAGGGCGGCCGAAAGGTCCGTTTCGCTGGCGTTCGCAAGATCCGCGAGGATCTCCGCAATGCGCTTCGGGTCCACGTTCGGCCCCTTCCATCTCGTCTCGGTGACGGGGGCCGTCCGGTGCTTAGAGCGCCAGCGCGAGGGGCTTGGAGCCGAAACGCGCAAGTGCCCCGTCTTCGCCGGAGCGTAGACGGGGCACTTGATCGAACGCGCGCTATCTGCGGACGGTGATCCGTGGATTGCGGATGTACTCCGGCGGCCGGAGCGCGTGCACGGCCGCGCGGATCGTTTCGCGACGCTGAGGCAGCGCGAGGGCGATGAACGCCCAGGGGAGCACGAAGGCCAAAGCGCCAAAGGCGAGGCAGCCCCAGATCATCACGGCCATCAGCCAGAACGAGGCCTTCAGGATCACGGCCATCAGGCGGTAGAAGGCGTACCCGAAGGCGAGGGCTATGAAGATCATCGGGGGTACTCCGAGTTGATCCACTCGAAGGCCGCGCCGCCGGGAAAGACGGAGTTGAAGTCCTCGCGGAACAGCTCCATGAGCGACCCCGGGAGGTCGTACCGGTTCACCTCGATGGTGGCACCCAGGGAGCCGTCCTTCTTGATGTTGTTCGCGGTGACGAACGCGGGACGGCCCTCGCTCCAGGGCGAGCCGTTCAAGGAGTGGTACTCCACGGTCAGCGTGCAGGCCTGAACCTCGTTGGGTGACCTGCGCGTCTTCCTGAACGTTTCAGCATCCGCGATCTCGAACAGCGCGATGACGGTCTCCCGGGTGCTCTCCTTGTGGTCCTTCACCTCGAAGGTCTCCGCGCCGTACGCGGTCTCCGCGGTGTTGACCGTGGTGTAGCGGTGTCCGGCGATCTTGATGGTGGCCACGGCGAGCCGCCTTCCTTGTTTGGTGCGGGCCCCGCCGTCCGGCCTGACGGCATCCTGGCGGCGGGGCGCCCGCGGTGCGATAAGGGGCCAACCGGTTGGCCGCCCCCGAAGATCAGTGGGTTCGGGAGGCCAGCTCGACCTTGAGGTCCCGGAGCGCGGCGCGCCCCCGGCCCGCAACGCGGGAGAACCCGTCCCAGCGCGCCCGCTCCGCGTAGAGGTCAACCCAGTAGATCGCGGTCTCCAGGTGGGAGACAGTGAGGCTGGCGTACTTGGTGGCGGTCTGCATGGTGGCCTCCGTGGCGTCCTCGACTTGGTGTTAAAACCAATGTATCCCCCCATAATGGGGGGATACAAGGAGTCTCACCCGGTTGGGGGAGTCGGCGGGTCGGATCGACCCTGGCCGGCCAGCGGGATGACCTCCCACTGGCCGTGCCCCTTCCAGCCGCGCGACCGCCGGAGCGCCTGCATCTCCGCCGTCTCCTGGTTCTTGTAGACGTTCCACCAGTGCCACGGGCCCGGCGTGACTGCGCGAAACTCGTCGGGACACCAGGCGTGCGCCAGGGAGACGGTGCCGTGGCCGTTGCCCTCGGAGCCCGCCATCAGCTCGTCTTCGCGGCGTGGCTGAAGGCCTCTTCGATCGGGCCCCAGTCCGTGATGACCAGATAGCCGGACTGGTCGACGTGGCCGATGCCGAGACGCTTCAGGGAAAGAACCAACCCGCGGTAAGCCGACCTCATCGTGCGACCCGAGCTAAACCGGTCGCGCATCGCGCTACGGATCATGGTCACCGGGATGCCCGTGTGGTCCACCGACTCGTCGTCGCGAAGCTGCATCAGGATCCGAACGGACGGCCACCACAGCTTTACGTTCTCGCTGGCCATCAGAACTTCTTCCCACCGTCGGCGAGCCGGGCCTCGTCGGTGTGGTCGCGCCGATAGGCGTTGTAGACCATCTTCTCTTCGAAGGCACCCTGAAGATCAAGGCCGAATCCGCCGGCGTAGTCGAACACGCGGATCAGGAGGTCCACCAGCTCAACCTCCTCCGCCGACCGATGCGGAAGGTGGGCGTCCGGCAGGCCCTTTCGGATGCCCTCCAGTGCCTCCGACAGCTCGGAGTGCATGAGCGCGATCAGCTCCGCCTTGTTGCGCTCGATCGGCTCGCCGGTCGCAGGGTCCCGCCACCAGCGCAGGTTCACGCCGTGTGCCGTCGTGGCGAAGGCGTTGAGCCCGAAGCTGGTCCGCTCCGCGACGACCTCGACGCCGTCCAGCCCGGACCCGTCGGCGGGGTTGACCCGCGGGTAGTGCGTCACTTGACCACCTCCGCCTTGCGCTCCTCGATCCGCTTGGCGGCGATCTCTTCGAGCCGGCGCGCCCAGGTGATGATCTGCTCCAGCTCGCCGATGTCCAGGCTCACCACGGCGGCCTGCTCCATGACCGCGTCGCCTTCGCTGACGGCCTGGAGCCCCCCAAGCGCGTTGGCCGTCAGCCAGTCGAATCCCAGGTACGGGTATCCCGCCATCAGCTCCCACCACCCATCGGGACCCAGTCGCTGGGCCGGGTCCGCACGCCGATGTCGCAGGTTTCGGCCAGGAACTGAGCGGCCTCCGAAAGCTCTTCCAGCTCGGGAACGCTCAGCTTGTGCAGCACGTCCGAAAAGGCCAAGCCGTTGCCCTCGACAACCGCGGTCAGGGCTTCGCCCGCGTGCTCGATCACGGGCCCGGAAGCCGGGTTCGGGTATCCCACGTCAACGCTCCTTTGCCAGCTCGCGGAGCCGGTCCGCGAGGTCTTCCAGGGTCAATGCGACGCCGGACAGCTCGCTTGCCGTCCATCCGTCGAAAAGCTCCGCGGCGCGGACCAGGCTTCCATCGTGTGCGGCCGTGACCGCGAGCCCGAACGTCGTCGCGAGCTGTCCGAGTTCGGCCATCAGCGGCCACCGCCCAGCGGAATCCACGAGCTGTCGATCTCGGTCAGCTCCGTCTCGGCACCGTCGAGCGGGCGCCAGACGTACAGGCCCGGGTCGCCGCCGCCGTCGTGGTCCATCGTGTAGGCCAGCTCGGTCCGGTCGGGACTGATGAACACCCCGGTGATCTCCACGTCAGCCCTCCTTCACGATCATGACGGCCTCGTCGGGGGTGAGCGTCCAGGCGAAGCTCGGTTCCGACGCGCCGACGATGTAGACCAGGCCGCCTTCGGATGCCACCTCCAGAACGTGCTCTCCGATGTGCGCGTTGGCCATCGCGAACGGCTGGAAGGCGCCCGCCGCAAGCTGGTCACCCTGGCGAACTTCGTCAGCGCGGACTTCCTCTACCCGCGGGTTGATCTTTCCGAGCAACTTCACGATCGGCTCTCCTTTGCGAGCGCGCGGACATTCAGGCGGTCGGCCATCTCCTGGGCCATGTCGCGGTGCTCCGGGCGGAACATCGCAGCGATGAACGTCA